ATGAACGGACCATCAGGAAGGACGGACGGCAGCTGTAACCGCAGCTGCTGCCCCCGTGGAGAGAACCAACCCCTTACTCATGAGGGGTTACTGTGACCAGCAACCTCTCGAGAGAGGGATCAGCCTAACTCACGTATCCGAAAATACAACTTCATCATGCCCTGCTGCATACCCAGGCACCGGGTGGGTGATCGTCCACCCACTAAGACCCAGTTATACACAAAGGTGTGTTCCAGTTTAACGACATGGTGGTCAGTGATACGGCTGAAAAATCTAATACCGTTCGTCATTGAATGCTTGCCACTCCCAAGTGGTCACGTCCACTGGGGGGCCCTGCAGCACGGGCTCTCCGAAATTGATCTCCCAAGTTTCGAAGAAGCGCTCGTATTCAAGTTGTTCAGTAATAGATATTCCGAACGCGCGCATGAAGCTCAATCGCGATTCGTCATCGACCGGCACAGCCTCCACCGTAGGTATGGTGTCTAGCCATGACTTCCCGAGTTCGTGCCTCACCTTATACATAAGTGAATCTGAATGAGCTAGACGCACTTGTCGTTTGGTGTTCGCATTTCGTATGATAGCGTGAGCAAAGGCCTGGAGTATTGGCACACCCTTATTCAGGTGCGCCTCGCACAGGCCGATGGTGTTGGCGAGAGCGCGGCGTGATCGCTCGCTCTTCATCTGCACCCACTTGGGCCCGACCAATGCTCCCGAGAGCACTTTGGCGGGATTACGCGTGAACTTGTAGCGTCCACACACCCAAACAGGCGAGGCCTGACACCATACTATACTTTCCATATCGAAAGCGACGTTCTCCACTTTGATCTCCTGACCCAGCGAAAGGAAGTGGGACTCTATCATTTCCTTGGTCACAATCGAACCGTAATCAGTACTTTCCAGAATTAGCAATATGTCATCTCCGTCGTCCAAACAGTCCCAATGTACAGTGAGACCTTCGAACATGTAACCGAGCATGCTAAACATCAGGAGACACGCCCCAAGGGCTGTGTCCATGTCACCGGACATTCGCCCGCCGGTGGCAGTGTACTTCAAATTTTTCGATGACCTAACCTTGTTGACGACGACCCACGACAACAGCATCTGGAAAAAGACACTCCGAATGAGGATCAAGTAGAACATGTGCAGACATTGCAGGTGCATAACACCAAAATGCTGATCAAATCTACTCGCATCCAACGAGAGTACCACGGGCGCTTTGAACGCTCGGAGTTTCTCCTGCAATAGCTTAGCTCTGGCTACTGAGTCGAGACTCTTTCCAAACACCGGTGTGGGTGGACAATTGTTCAACCGGTTGCCCCTCAACCGGTACACAACGTCCTCAATCGGCTTAATGAACCTGGCCAGATTGACGGCAAAAACAGGGTTACGGAACTGAATTGCACGAGGATCAGGATTTTGTTTCGTCTCCTGATACCGGATCTTGTCGCATTTGATGAACATACTGACGTTTGCTTGCGGTTTCGTCAGTCCATGAGCGCGATACTCATGTGCTGCCATACTATAGCGGGTGCGTTTTGGGCCGTGGTAGCTGTCCACGACCTCATCCAGGGTCCACGGCGTGGCCTGCGGCAAACTGCGCGCTAGCCTCGCCATGTATTTCCTCAACCCCTTCATCTGCAAGGGGTCAGCTTCTGGGACGCGTCCGCATACCCGGTTGTGAAAGGCAATCAACTGGTTGTGTATGCAGTCATGATGAGCGAACATCGGATATACTATTGGCAAGTCGGGCACTGCCAAGTACCCAATGCGTCGCTCATGTTGGAGACCCTCATCCAAGGGTAGCGATCTGGAGAGTTTGCAGTTAGGCTTGAGCTTGTTAAGGCACTTACCTTTACCGCAGATCGCAACCCTATGGACGGGGCCCCCCTACGCGGTTGGAATCTGTCTGCGACGAGTGAACCAGCCGAGTAGACCCGTATTTCTAGGGATCCACCCGTGGGTGGCAAACTCGTGCAGACTGTGCGTTGAGGTGAGCGCACCGCCCACCTTCCAACGACTTTCCGTCCGCCACGCTTTGAAGAAGTGTTCCTCTATAACGGTTGGTCTTTGCAAAAGGACCATAACACGTCCGAGCTGTGCTAAGCACCAAAGAGCGCCGAGATCCTTCTCTCGATTCGCCCTCAACCACGTTTCCGCACGCACTTTCATCTCGTTGAAGCGTCGTCCGTCACGGCCGGCCCCGAAAGCTTTAATGCTCATATAGCAGTAAAGCTCCAGGTCCAGCTCGTTGGCGGCCGCTTGACGGCGAGCAGCACGTTGCAGCAGGTCTAA